CCTCGCGCGCTTTCCTCTCCCGTGAATACCGGGTAGGGATTCGACTGCGCCGAGGCAGCGCCGCCGCCAGCCATGACGCGCTCCTGCATTGCGGGGCCGGTCGGTTTCGGGGGCGCGCTCTTGCTGAAATTCGTGTCGTCAGCAGCCGTAGCTACCGCCGCCTCTCCGATAACCGGAGCAGCCCTCTTCGCCAAAGCCGGGACCGCCATAAGCCCCGTTTGAGCCATGTTCGAAACGTCTTGAACCGGGATGCCGGTAGCATTAGAAACAGCCTGAGAGCCGGCCTGAATACCCTGCCCTACGGCGCCCATCAGACGTTGCGATGCCTCGCCCTGATAGCCAGCCGTGTTTCGGATGTCCGTGTTGTCTCCGAACAGGCGTCCGATACCATTAACGGCCTTGGCTACCGGCTGATTGAAGAACGCGCCGATTCCATTCTCAGATCCCGCTTGAGCCTGTTCCGGAGATTGGCCGAGTGCGCGACGTACGGCGTATTCACCTTGCGAAAGCGCCGCACCGGGAGCTCCAAGCGCGGTATCCGCGAGAGCGACCGCACCCTGTCCGAATTGAGCCAACGGACCGCTAGACTGAGCCGGCGCCGGTTTCTGAGGCTGCTGAGCCACAGGTGCAGCCGGAGCCGCCGCTTTGGGCTGCTGAGGCGCGCTCTGAAGCGTCGAGAACAGATCCGACATCGGGCCATTGTCAACCGGCGCCTTCTGACCAACGCTAGACTGACCCGGAGTCGTGCCCTGAGTCGTGTCTACGCCGTTCATTACCTTGGCGATGTACTGACTAGGGTCCTGCTTTACGAATCCACCATAGGCCTTAAGAGCGCCTTGATACGTGCCGCCGTTCTGAGACTTAAGCTTCTGGATGTAGTAGTCAGCAGCATTGCGCGCCTGCACAGGGTCGAACGGATCGAACTTGATGCCCTGCTTGCGCATCATGGCTAGCGTCGCCGGCATGAACTGGTACGGACCCATCGCGCCGGTCGTCTTGTTGACGGCCAGCGGGTCTTTGCTACTCTCCGTCATCGTCAGGTTATCGAGCAGCTTCGACGGCGTGCCATAACTCTTATTCGGATCGAACCCAGACGACTGCTGAACAGGCGCGGACGGAGCAGCCTGCGTAGGCTGCTGTTGCCCCGTTGCCCCTTGCAGCGTAGCGAGAAGATCGTCCATTGATTACAGGCTCCCCGTATTCGACAGTTGCTGCAAGTTCTTAGCCTTCTGTAGCATCGCTTTGTACGCGTCCGATCCAGTGCCGCCAAGCTTCTTCAGGATGGCAGCTTGTTCGCCCTTGTCGCCAGACTTGATCGCGTTGTAATACTGATAGATAACAGGATCGAAATTGGCGCCCCACTGTTGATCGAACTGACGTTTGGCGAACACGCCAGCCGCAGGATTTGCGGCAATAGCGCGCTCCAGTCCCGGCTGATACGACTGCGAGCCGGTCACGATGGCATCGTTAAGCTTCGTCACTTCCTTGATCGCTGCTGGCGTGTAGTGCGTCGATCCGTTCGCCGCTACCTGAGCAGCTAGGCCTGCATTGGTCTGCGGACCCATAGATTGAGCCGCCTGAAGCGCAGAACGTTCCAGACCCTTGCCGACCAAATCGTACGCCGTTGCCGGGTCGAACTTGCCGTCCTTGTTCGCCTCGCCAGGGTTGAAGCCGAGGCCGGACGCGATATTTCTAAACCAACTGCCCGATTGACCCGTAGCGCCAACGCTATCTATGTTTTGCAGGATGAGTTGGTTATTGTTGTGCTGAAGACCGGCGTTGTTATACATCGAGCGAGCCTGATCGCGCTCCGCTGAAAGCACGGGAAGATCTTGAGCATCGCCAGGCTGAGCGATGTAGACACCCGAAGTAGGCGGGTTCGTGATCCCCGTAACGTTTCCGCTTGCGTCCTTCGATACAACGGTAGGTCCGCCAGTAAGCGCATTCGTGCCCACAGTCTGGCGTTCGCCCGGGCCAACCTCATTCGGGATTCCGGGATTGCCAGTAAGCGTGCCGGGCGCTTTCCCGTATTCTGCATTGGTCGAGTACGCAACATTCTGCCCGCCGGTATTGAGCAACCCGGTTGAGCTCTGAAGCTGCGAAGCTTGAGAACTGGCCGGAGTGGTATCGCGTGCCAATTGACCTAGAGAAGTCTGCAATTCTTGAGGGCTCCCTGCATGGCTAGAGATCCCCTTGATTACCTGATCGACGTATCCTGCGCCCTGGCCGTTCAGAGTCTTTTTGATGTTTTCAAGCTGAGCGACCATAGCTTGAGGAGGAACGATCGGCGTTCCTTGCGGCCCCATAAACGAATGGACTACAGCGTTGACTCTGTTCATGTCATCGTTCGACATGCTGCTGAGTGCCGAGCGATAGTCATTAACGTTCTTTGCCGTTCCAAGGATCTGATCTGCATACTTGCTGCCGATCAAAGGCGTATTGGTAGCCGTCCAGTTTTGCAACTTGCCATAGTCAATCGTGCCGTCCGGATTCTTGAACGGGGCATTGGGGTTCTGCATGGCAGAGCTGAACGCGTTGCGCTCGGACTGAAGCTGGTTGCTCTGCTGAAGATCGTTCTGAGCGCTTTGCGTCTGCAATTGCAGAAGTTGGTTGTTTTGGCGAGCGTTCGCCAGGCTCTGAAGTCCGCTAGCAGTCTGAACCGCTTGCCCTAAAGAATGAAGCGGGTTTGGCGTCTGAACCTGAAGAGGGATGGAGGCGTCGAGCGGCATATATTAACCTACGTTACCCGTCGTAAAGTAGTTAGGGTTTCCGGCTTCGGTAGTGCCGTATATGTTGTTTGCTGCCGGAGAAGAATTCTGATTCTGCAAGCCGTACAGCAACCCAATCCCGCCAAGATTACCAAGCGCGCCGGACGCGGCATTAGCGGCGCCGACCGTTCCAGCAGCCGAAGCATTGGCGCCGGAAGTCAGGAAATTACCCGCCTGATTCGCTGTCTGAAGCCCCGCATTGCCAACGCCAGCAGCCGCGTTTTGGCCCAAACCTACCAAGCCGGTCAGCCGGTTATACTGATCCGAATTCACGCCATAGTTCGTCATAAACTGGCTAAGTGCGTTCTGGTACTGCTGCTGATACGTGTTCGATGCCAAACCAGTATTGAACGCGTCCAATCCCTTAGCCTGAGCGCCAGACAGATTCAGCCCCTTAGCAGCCAGCGCGTTGTTCGTGTTCTTCATGCCTTGCTGAAGATTGAACTGATACCCTGGCGTCTGCTCTAACTGCTCCATCGTGGGGTTAAAGTTAAACTTCATACCACCGAGCGTATCAAGCTGCCCTTGAAGCTTTGGAATCGTATCCGTTCCGAGTTGCATGTACGGTTGCAGATTTGTCTGCAACTGCTGAAACTGATTCCATTGATTTTGTGCTGCGTTTTGCGACGCTTGAGCCTGCGTGTTAGCGGCTGACTTGGCACCTTGAGACGAGATATAAGCACCGCCGACAGCGCCAACGCCAGCAGCGATACCGCCAATCGCAGCCGCTGATAGCCCGAAACTCATGATTCGTCCTTTAGACGGTTATTGATTAACTGCATATTCTCCGGACCGCCAAGCAATTCCGCACTTTTCGATTCCGTTAATTCTTCTACCAGCTTGTCTAGGTCGGTTTCATCTGTCGCATGGATCGTAGTGAAATACGTATCCTCATGCGCGTATCCTGCCCGCTTTTCGCCAGGCATGGATTTGAAAATGTAGTGCTTATCTTTGATGCGCACCGGCCCATCAGGCGAGGTTACTTCGATGTCGCCTGAGACTATTGCTAGATGCTCTGACTTGTGAACCGCTCCCGTCAAAGTCACGCCCTTCGGAATAAGCATCTTGCGCGCATACAAACCAGGCGCGAAGTAATTCCAGACGGGGCAATCGACTTGCGGAAGCTTCTGAATCTCTCTTTCTAGAGACTCTACCTTGCACCGCACATCGATTGAGAACGTGACTTTGGGAACGATCTGCACTTTAGTTGCCGATGATCCGGATTACGCCCACGTTGTAGACTTCGCTCGCGGTAGGAACGATAGGCGATGCCGTAAAGTTACCGAACGTGATAGCCAGCGTGTTGTTCGCGCTGATGCGAGCGCCGACGATGCCGAGGCCAGCTTGTGCAGTCGGCTTATTCACGTATACGACGCCTCCAACCGTGAGACCCGGGACCGTGAAAGTCTGTTCTGCCGAGGTATTAGCCGCGACCGAGGCCGGCGACAGCGTTACTTGATGCTGGAAAGTAATTTCGGTTGCTACACCAGTGAATCGTGCCATTTTTAGCTCCCTGAAGTCTCATAAACGCCGCCCTGAATGTTGACTACTGCTCCAGTCGCGGCAAGAGCCTGAAGCGTTGAACCTGCGTTCATTTGCAACCCGATAGCCTGGGGGGGCACATACGACTGTCCAGCCGACAGCGAGAACGCCGACACGAGTTGATTAGCCGCGCTAGGTGAGCCGGCGCTCGCAACGTTGTAGACAGTCACAGCCACAGGCGAAGCGCTCGTATTTGTCAGCGAGAGATTGGCAATGGTCGAAATCGTGCCGCTCGGAACTGTGTAATACGTCGCCGCTGAAGTCGTCAGCGGGAGAACGGCGATAGGTTTAGGTACGCGCTGCATTGTGGTTATCTCAATCCTTTGACGTAAACCTTACTAACCCCTACCGGAATGGCGCTTGTGAATGTCAGAGTAGTTCCGCTAAGCGAATATTGGTCGTCGCCCTGAAACGTACCGTCGAAGAACACCCATATCTGCATGCCGTTCGTGAAAGCATTACTCAGCGTTAGAGCCGTTGTCACGCCCGGAGTAAAATTTACGCCACTGCTAAACGTCTGATCCGTAATAGTACCATTACCGCCCGTTGAAGTTACCACAATAGGCGCAAAAACCATGTCAGACAACGAATCTGGCGATACCGTAGGCGCTACGGTAATCTGCTGGCTCAAACTCTCTTTCAGAGAATCAGGCGCCGAAATACCGAACGTAGACTCGACCGCGAATACGTCGTCAATCGAGATCCCCTCGCCGCTAGGCGTAGAGCCGCCAGTGCGCCGCCAAAGCTGAATCAAGAACAGAAACCACGATTCCGTGATATTCCCGTTCTTGTCGACAAAGGCTTCATTTACGAGCGGTACGTTTGTCTGTAGGTTCGCCATTACTGATTATTCGATTGCGCTTCTACCCAGGCGCCAAGCAGAGCGGTTTTCACAGGGGAGGACCATGAGATTTCGAATACTCGGTCACGAGCCATGCCAAGCCGGGTCCACTGGATAGAAGTCAGATACTGCCCTTCCCGGCCCATCGAGCGTTGTACTGCGTTCCCGAATGACACGCCGCGCGTATCGCTCCACCGCAGGAACACAGGCACATCCACGTTCGTCCCGATGCCGTTTCCTACTTCCATGTTCGCAATCAGCGACATGTAGTGAATACGGTTCGAAGCCTCATCCACGCCATGCATAAACGAACGAATGCGAGGAATCGGATTCCCTTCGTCCGTGTACGTGTTCTGATTCCAGTGGTAGAGTTTCCCGTTCTGCCAGTCGCCAACTACCGACATACCATAGGCGTTCGCATAGCAATTCGCCCTGTGACGGTGCTCCTGACCATTCCCATCGATCCATATCAGCTCGTTCCATTGCTGCGTGCTCAGATCATACTGCCAGGTCTTGTCCGACTCAGGGAAGATCAGCACGTAGAAGAAATGGCCATCAAGCTGATAGGTGAAGCCGATAGCTTGGTCCAGGTCAGAATAACCCTGCATCTCGTTATCGAGTGCGAACGTTGAGATTTGCTCGGCATTGAACTGCTGCGAGCGAACAACCATCGCTTTGCCTTGCGGCGACTGAGCCAGCCAGTACAGATTACCGTCCATCTGAGCGATGGAGCCCGGCGAGGCACATCCGAACTGCATAAACACGCCTGGCAGACGATTGAACGGAAACGGCGTATCGCCGGCGTCAAACCATACTTCAGTCGTCTGCTGCCCGAACAGATATACGTATCGCTTTGCCACGCCTACGCCGGCCAGAAGATCGGAATAGCCAGACTTCGAAGCGAAATCGAGCGCATCGAACGATACTTCATTCACCAGAGACACATACCATTCGTTCGTGCCTGGCGAGTTGAACACGAGGTATCCGTCGACAAACCCCACCGTGTTACCGCCAAGGAACGCAGAATCAGAGATCAGCGCGAACGAATCATCAGCAAGCTTGATCGTCCAACCCCGGTTGGAGCCATCCACGATAACAACGTAGTTGCCGTTGTCCGTCATTGAGACGTAACCAGAAGTGCTCGCGATGTTCCCCAACGGCGTCAGCGCCCATGATTCGCTGATAGCGAAGACCGTGTTTCCACAGACTCCGTAGAACTTGTTATTCGATGCAAACCACAGTTGGCGCCAGCCGCTCCCCTCTGTCGGTTCAGCAGTGGCGAGCAGATCCAATCCAGGCGTCGGATAGCACGTGAATGGGAACTGCGCGTCAGGCGGATTTTTCTCCATGTAGAGGTTCACGCAGCGCTGCGCCTCAGCGACAAGCGAGCGCGCCTCATATGCGCCGGTAGTGAGCGGGATGCGCATTACGGCGAACTCCCGATCATAAAGTCGCCATAGATGTTGTAAGTCGATCCGCGATTGTTCTTCAGCGCCGGCGGCATAGCGAGCTGCGGAATCTGTACGTTCGCTTCTTCGATGATCCGGAGCGACGCTTCAGCCTTCCCTACCACTACAGGATTCACCGGAAGGCCGTAGAACGGATACAACTCCATCACCAGATTCCACATAAGCGCCGCGCTGTATTCAGGCGGAAGCGCGATCTGATCCGACACATCTACGAACTGCTGAATCTGCGTAATCGTGCTGATGAAGATGGTGTACGTATTATTCGGAACCGGCCATACGAACAGGTTACCCGTGGGGTAAGCCATATCGTAGAAGCAGTACCGAGGGAACGCGTTCAGCGTCTTCAGGCTTATCCGGTTGTAATCCTCTTGAGATCGAAGGATTTCAAGCGGGTAATCGACCGGGTAAGAGGTCGTATTGTTCTGCCGGAAGAACGCCGATTCGATCTTTGCGGGCCTAGGAATGTTGAAATTCCCACCCGGGCCGACAGTGTACGAGACCGAGTTATTGCCCTGAAAACTGGTCGTAGTCAGGCCGTAAACGAAGTATCGCCGGCGCTGAAGCTGAGCCAGAAGCATATTGAGAAGATTGAACGCATCGTTCATATCCTCCGCTTCAGGCGTTTGGCCGACACCGACCACATTGGCGGTTTTAAGCGCCAGCGTGATGATGTCGCCGGGAGTGGTCGGAGCCGGAACTGTCATCGATTCACCGGATTTGCTTGGATGAACGCCTTAATTGCCGCGCCTGTCTGGTTCAGCGTGTACGGCGGGACATCAGCCGGGATCATCTGGAATGTGCCGTCAAACAGGTCATAGAACATGATCGACGCGATGTTGAACTTATCCTTGAGCGCAACCCAAGACGTCATCCACTGAGGCGTGACAGTCGCGTTTCCTGCATCGTTCGTCGCGCCAGTCGTGCCAATCGGGTTGAATTCCGAAATGAAAATCGGCTTACCGTACGCCTGAGCCAGGTATTGCAGCTGGTTGAACTTAATCGAGCCGCCGCCCTGCGAGTACACAACGTTGGTAGCATCACCCTGCGAATACAGATGCCAGTCAGTGACATCCCAGCGGCATACCGCATAGCCAGTCGATCCATCCGGCGCCGTTCCATTCCAAAGGCAGTCACTGAGATAAATCGATGCGTTCGTGAAGGCATTCGATCCGCAGATCGCGTTAGGCATCACCGACTTAACGCCGTCAATCATGCCTCTGCATGCGCCCCGGAACAGCGGATACACCGAATTCACGAAGTCAGCCGCTTTCGAGCCAGCCGTCCACGTAGGAGGCGCAGGAGTGCGGATATTCACGCCTCCAGCGCTCTTCGAATCGAGTTCGTTGCCGCAGCCATACATCGTCACGCCGTACCGCCCAAGGGCCTGTGCAGCGCCCGCAGCAAGCGCGAAGTTTCCAGCGTATGCAGCCGCCTCATTGGCGTATGCGACGCCGGCTGACGATTCCATCGATCCATTGACGATGCAGTAGACCTGTAGGTTTCCGCCGTCTTCGAGGAACGCCTGCGCATACGCCTGAATCGCAGCAGCATTCGAAGGTCCGTTGTAGTCGAGACGAAGTACGGTCATGCCGAGCGACTTCATCAGATCGACCATCTGCTTACCGCTAACAACCGGATAGTAGCCAGGATGGCTATTCACGCCGTAGAAGATCTTCTTGCCAGGCAGAACGGGAGCCGGAGCAGGAGCAGCAGGACAGGCCGTTACGGAGACCGTATAGCCTTGAAGGTACATCGAATCGCCAACAGCACCAACAGATCCCCAGAAACAGAGCTGCTGATCCTTCGTCATATCCATTGCGATGGACTGATACGCCGTCGAGGTCGCGCCATCAGCAGAGACCGTGGAGCAAATCAGGTTTCCAGCGCCGTCCGTGCGCAGACGCAAACGCCCTTCAGTGAAGACGTTCGTCGTCGCACTCGTCGCCGGCCCAACCTGAATACCGCCCAGCGTGACGTAGACCTGTTTGGCCGTCGCGCTGTTGTTATTCGAGAACGAGAACTGAATATCGACTTGCGCGCCGCTGCTCGGAACCGTATTGGCCGGGATAATCAGCGGGAGCATCTGAACTACGCCAGTCGTATTCGTGACCGCCGTAGTGCATGCGCGCGCCTGAGCGCCGCCGCCGCTTGCCAGAACCTTCGTAGGACTGCTCGTGATGCTTGCGAGAGCCGCGGCATTTGCCGCTACCGAAACAGACAGATGCGGCGTCTGATCCGGCAGCGTGTCACTCACATAGTTAAACTGAGTGTCGTAATACTTGCCACCCTGGTAAAGATACGTGCCCTTCGAAGTGGAAACAGTCGCGAATCCACCATTCAAACCGAAATTCTTATCCAAGGCAGCACCCTGCTTAGTGGTTGGTCCAGCTATACGAGCCGTTCGAGTTCGTGCACATCACTTGCACAGCGAGCGTGCCGCTACCCGTTGCCGTTGCCGCGTAGACCGGCGAGGCCGCGCCATCCGTTTCGACGGCGATAAGGCCCGAAGACGAAGCGTTGCAGGTAGGGAGATTGGCGTTCGTGTACTTGGCCGGCTGAATCGAAACGCTAGCGCCGTTTTGCTGGCTCAGTGCGCCCGCGCAGAACGGAAGCGTCGAACCAACCGAAACGCCTTGACCGTTGTAGTACGTGCTCGATTGCAGAAAGTACGTGCCGCATTGGTTGGTGATCGTCTGAAAGCCGTTGCTCGGATTGAACTGAGCGTGGGCCGACGGAATGAGAGCACATGCGGCGACAAGAGCGCCGACATAGTGAGCAAGAAACTTACGCATTTGAAACCCCTTTGGATTCGTTGATAAGCTGCTGCAACTTTTCGACGCCTGTCTTATGGTGCGGATTCAGGCCGAGCGCTTTCGCCTCTGCCATAAGCGAATCCCTATCTCCACCAGTGTCGGAAGTAACCGGACCAATAGCCGCATGTTCTTCCTCTGCGTCATTGACGATGATCTGCGAGCCGTCCGCGAGAGTTACCCACTTCGGATACTCTTGATAGACATACGGAGTCGTGTAATTCAATCGATTCTCCGATTTAGGTTCGAACGCGACCTTGAAAGCGCCCATAGTTTTTCCTTAAAAACCCCGACCCGAAGGCCGGGGGAAGTACAACGCACCGAGGAAAAACTTAGAGCGTATCCGCGACGATACATGCCCATTCCGGACGGATCGCAGCGTATCCGTACAGCAGATCCAGACGGGTGATGAGGTTGTCCGACATGATGTCGTACGCGGTAATCATCCGCATCGAGACGCCATCGAACGAGGCGCGGGCCGCTTCGACAACACCTTGCGTAGGCATTTCGAGGTCAGCCGTTGCGAGCGTGAAAGCTTCCGGGTAGTACGCCAGGTTCTGGCGATACTTCGTGGAAGCCGGGATCACAAGGCTGATCGTTGCGCCGCCAGCCGGCGAGGCCGTAACGGTGTTGAACGCTGCCGGAGCCGGCGTAATGGCCGGGTAGATCGGGATCGACGTAGCGCCGTTGAGCACGTTGGCAGTCACGACGAACTGTGCGAGCTGACCGTAGTCTTGACCCGTCAGGCGGTTGATCGCGTTCACGCCCTGAATCGTGATGATGTCGCCCTTGTTCAGCGTGCCGGTAATCGCCGAGGTCGTCAGGGTGTTACCCGTTTGACCGCCGCCCGAGACCGTACCTGCCGAGAACGTACCGACCGTATGAACCTGGGTCGTCTGATCCGAGAGCCAGTCGAAACCGAGGGTATCGGTCGTCAGCATGCCCGTTTCGTACTGATCCGCGATCTTGCGTTGCGGGTTGAACAGGCCGGCGAGCGACGTAACCGTGCGCGCTTGCGTGACCGGGTCCATGATGATCTTACGATCCATGCGCGGCGACAGGTTCTGGTCCAGAATCGCGCCAGCTTGCAACCACGTTCCAGCGTCCGGCGATGCGGTCGCGTTGGTCTTCGAAACGATGTTGCAGCTCGACGCGGCAACGTTCATCAGGTCGTTAGCGACGTATGCAGCCAGGCGGTTGACTGCCGGAGCCAGGATGCGCTCACTGTAGTCGTCAAGGCTCATCGTGCGTTCAGCCGTACCGAACGAGACCGGGACGTTAGCTTGGGTCGCGACGGTGAGCGTCGTGTTCTGCTCGTTCGTGCCTTGCGGGGTGATCGCGGGGCCGGTATTGACCACGTAATCGTTCGGCAGTCGGATGCGCAGCGTGTTGCCGATCTTGGCGCCAGTGCGGGCGAATTGGTCGTCGTATTGACGGTTCACCGAACGAAGGAAAGCGTTGGTCTGCGTGAACAGACGAACGGCTTCGTTGGTAATCATGTTGATTGTAAGAAGCGAATTGCTCACGTTAAAACTCCATAGGCGAAAACAAGAGAGGCACGAATGCCGGACTTGTCCCTGCCCTGCGGAGACGATTTAACGGGCCATGCGCTCGCTTACGGTGCGGCTAGACCTGGAGGCCCTGCGAGTGATTGGGGGACGTGCTCGGCTGAAGGGGGAGCCGATGAGCCGCGTAGTCGCAACCCACAAAGGCAGACAATCACTCACAGGTAACGCCACCTTACACTAATATTGAGCAAATCTCAATAGCGAAATCGTATTGCACGGTTTCATGGATATGTTGTAGGATTCGAAACACTAACCGAGGGGAAAGAATGGTCACAACAAACCGCTACCTGATGTACATCCAGTACAAGAATCGCATGGGCGAGCACTACCCGCTGCTGCTCACGTACCGCGAATGGATGGAATTTTGGGGATATTGGGAGGACGCGTGATTCAGGTTCTGAAGGACATATACCGAACTATCGCAGGGACGATCGCTATCGTCTGCATCGTTACATGGCAAGCAATCACCAAGGGGAAGATTGAATGAAAACGCTAGCACTTTGGCTGTACGGCATCGCGACGCTTGTCGCTGCACTTGGCGGTCTGAACAGTGCTTCCCTGTTCATGGGCGAGCTGTTCTACATCTGCATCACGGTCTTTCTGGGTCTCGCACAACTGTTCCTCGTGCTGTTCCGAAGCGACAGCAAGGTGAGGGAA